CCCTTCTCTACTTTAGGTGCTTCTACAGGTTTTGCTACAGGAGTTGTAGGTTTAGGTTGAATTGCTCTTGCTGTTTCACCTGCTACAGTTGTTGCACCACCAAATAAACCACCAACAAACGCACCGCCTGCTGCTGCTTCTTTATACTCTCTTAAAGCATCTTCACTGTCTATTGGAAGACCTGCTTGAAATCTTTCTATAGCTTGCTGACCAACTTCTGTAATTGCTTCAGTTGCACCACTTAATGTTGTGCCTTTTGCAACTCTACCTAATGTTGCTGAATCTAATACTTGTGAAAATTTTGTTCTTGATAATGGGCCAAATAATTTTCCTAAAACAGGATATAGTGCAGATTCTAAAATTGCTTGTGGTAGTGAAGCTGCAAAAGCTGCTGCCTCATTTACTTCATCTAATTTACCTAACTCCACCTGCTCTTGTTGTCTTCCTAAATTAAATTGTACAGTTGTAGGTAAAAATGCAGCAGTTGCACCAGTCATTGTAGCGGCTGTTTTACCTATAGCTTTACCTAATACTGCTCGACCTGCTAATCCACCAACTCCACCAAACAATGTATATGGTAAAGACATACCTGCTTGATATAAACCAAATTTAACAAATGTGTCTATTCCTGCGTCTGGGCCGGATGTTGCCTGCTCAAAACTAACATAACCATTTCTATTGAGTATTTCTCTATCTTGTTGTGCTGCTTGTTCGTATAATTCTGATGCTCTTTCTTCTTTTCCCATTAAGCCTGCAATACCACCACGAAGGTAAGTAATTCCCGGCCCCCAAGTTCTTTGCCAATTTGATTTAAGACCAGTTGTAAAAGCCTCGCCATAACCTATTTCGCTTGGGTCACTGCCAACGCCAATAGGTCTTTTACCTGCAATTGTAGGTGACTCAACAGGAGACTCAACAGGCATATCTTGTGTTAAAGATTCCAAAAATTGGTCTGGGTCTAAGTCGCCTTGATATGTTTCTAGCAACTGCTCTATTAATTCATTATCTGGTATTAAGGCAAGATTTGGGTTCTCAAGCCTTATTTGTTCAAGAACTGTCATTTAGACTCCTATTCAAAAATTATTCTTAGACTATCTTTGAAGAATCCTCCTAAGTCAAATCCTCCACCCTCATCAACTTTTAAATTTTTATTTACTAAGGCATCAGTGTTGTTATATAAATTTATAATAGATGTTATTTGTTTTTCTTGTTCATCTCGTTCAAGCATACCAAAATTAGGATTAGCATCTGTTAATATTTTAATAGCTTCTTCCCTTCCAATTTTTTGTAGTAAAGGTTGTCCTGTTCTGCTGTCTGTAACTGGAGTAAACACACCATTTTTAATTGTTCCTATTACCCCATTTTGCACTAAAGTTTTTCCAGTCGCTGAAGATTGTCTACCCTCTCCAAGATAATATTTACTTAGAGCTTTTTTGTATTCTATATCTGCATCTTTTTCAGCTTTTTCTGCTTGTTTACCTCTTTGCTCTTGTAGAGTTGCAATACCTGCTTGACCTGCTTCTCCTAATGCTTGTAAGAAATTAGGACTTTTAGATGCCATCATAGCAAAACCTGCTGATGCAAGTGGTAGTGCCCACTCTGGTATTTCTTTTTTACCTTCATTGCCAGTAAGATTTGCTAAATCAGTAGAAACATCTTTAGCGTCTTTTTTAGATAAATCTGTTTTTCTTCTAGCATATTCTAATGCACCCTCACCTCTACCAGTTCCTGTGCTAATTTTATTATCTGGTTCTGGTTTAATTTTTAATTTTGGTTTTATTATTTTATTATCTGGTTCTGGTTTAATTTTTAATTTTGGTTTTATTATTTTTTTATCATCTTCACTTTCTTTTTCGCTTTCTTTTATTTCTGTTTCTACATCAACATTAGGGCCCTCTGGTTTTATAGTCGTTATACCACCATCATCTTGTTTATTATCTTCTTGTGGAATTTGACCTAAAAATCTTAGTATAGCATCTAAAATTCTTTTTGGTAAACCCTGCTCCATTGCAGCGTTGTAATCATCCATAGTTATTTTGCCATCTTTATTAATGTCTAAGGGTCTTAGATAAAATGGTAATTCTGATTCAGTTTCTGGCTCTACTTTATTTTCTGATTCTATTGTAGTTTCTGGTTGTTTTCCAAACTTTTTAAGTTCTTCTATTCCTAGTCCACCTTGCTCTTGCTCATCTCTTTTTATTTGCTCTGGCGATATTTGTGGAATTGCTTTAATTCCCCCATCATCAATTACTGATTGATTATTTACCTCTGGTACTACTTCAGTCGGTAATTCATTAGGAAGGTTAAACTGCGGTTGTCTACTGCTAGGAGTAGTGCTACCATCAAATGTTTGTGTAGGAACATTAAGAGCATCCTCTTGTAGTTTTACTTCTGTTTCTACATCTGTTTGTCTTGCTTGCTGTAATAATTTTTTAGCAAGCTCTTGTCCTTCTTCTGTTTGAGCAATTTTTTCTGCTTCTTCTTGAACTTGTGGGTCATCTTCTGATTTGCCTAAAAGGTCAGCAGTGACTTTTACTATAGCTCTATATATTTCTGAAAAACTATATGATTCTCCACCAGAATCATAACCAAGTGCCATAGGTAAAAAACCAGATGTCACTTTCATATTACTTTGTGGTATACCTGCTCTAACTTGTCCACCATTAGCGTAACCCTGTGGGTTTGTTTGCATAAAAAAGTTTAGGTGTTTAGTTTGTGGTAGAGTAGTTTTAAAGTTTCTGGTATCTGCGTATAGTCCTATTGATTTTTTCATTAAAACGCTCCGTATATTCCTGCACCCGCCATACCTAGACCCGCTAATTGTTGAGCCATACTTGGGCCGGGTTGTTGAGAGTAACCAGTAACCATTTGTGCAGCAGGTACACCAGATAATAAATTACCAAGTGCAGCAGCTTGCGTGTATGGGAACTGTTGTTGTCGTAAGAAGTCTTGATATGCAACATCCATACCTCTTTGTAACTGTTGTTGACCCATAGCTCCTGCTTGTCTAAGACCTTGTATGCCTTGTTGACCAAGTTGCATCCCTTGTCCCGCAAGTGTGCCAAATGCACCTGCTCCAGATAGCTGTTGTGCCTTCTGTGCTTGTGCTGCTCTTAGAGCTTGGTCATAGTTTTGTTGAGCTAATTGAGTTGCAGTTCTAGCTTGTTGTTGTTGTAAGTTTCTTTCTTGTTCAGCTTGCTGTACGCCAAATCTAGAACCACCGAATGCACCAGAACGAACAGCAGCATCAGATACTCTTTGACCTGCAATATCAGATTGTCTTCTCATTTGGTCTAACACATTTTGGGTAACTGATTGTGTAAACGGATTTTGATATTGTTCTATGTCTTGTTGTGAAATAGGAGAAACTGCCATAGATGTTAAACCTCTGGCTGCATCTAAGTCTGGTTTGTATGCCTGTGATTGTTCTACTGCTCTCTGTCTAGCTAATTGCTGTTCAGATGTAAGTGGTGCTAATCTTTGTCCACCATAAGGCACATAACCCACACTAGGGTCTGTTACCGCTCTTGCCTGTTGCGTTAATTGTTTATACGCATCTTCAAGAAAAGCAGGTAGTTCTCTTTTTTCTGTTGTTGTATATATTGGTGCTCCAAAACACATATTACTTGTACCTCCAAATGTTACCCATATCTTTAAATCCTAATCTTTTGTATAATGCAGGTGTATCGTTACCAGAGCTAATAGGTAATTGTATTGTTAACTCTCTAGT